AAGTCTGAGGTGCATCCGATTACGTTAGGTAATCCTGCTGATGCCATCCATGCTAATTTGTCTGGGGCGTAAGAGATGTCTCGTTTTTTTGCCATTCCGTCACTTCATGGAGGAACTTCTCGGCAATTACTCTGGTGTTGTCAGCGTCGTAACCTGAAGGTTCTCCGAGTTCCCATGCTTCGTCGTGGTTTATCCACCCGAGCATTTCTACTTCTCTGAATTCGGGTGGTACTGGTCGTACCACAAACAGGGTCAGTCCTTGCCCTAGTTGCCTTCTTCTTACGGCTGCGTTGCTTGATGTGCGTACTCTTCGCACTTCGATGTTGTGTCCTACGTCTGCACGGTTACGGTTCTCTACGTGGCGGTTACCTGCCCAGACGTGTCCTCCCCAGTATTGGTTAGTTACTCTCGCTACTGCCAATTCCCCTATTGCTGCTGCGACTTGTGCGCTTCTGTCGTCTTCCATGTATTCTCGTTTGTAGTGTGCAGCGTCTTGTTTCTCCCAGTTCTCTGTGAATCTGCGTATCCCTACGTGGGATGCCCATTCGTATTCCCATTTTTCTAATTCAATCAGAATCAATTTTATTTACTTTCACTGCGTTTATTCGTACTACTTGTTTGTCATCTACCCATGCTGTTCCATTAAGTGCATCTAATGTGAGTTTAACATAGTTGTCTATGTCTCCTCTTAGGGTTGTAGCATCATGTGGTGATTCCTGTACAGTTATTATACTACATTCGGGAGTGTAAGTTAACGATACTTCCACTGGCCCTTCGAGTGTTTCTAACTCTGCTTGTTGCCATGCGGCACGGATGGCTTTCTCTTCATCTGTTGTCGCTTTGGGCGTGAAGACTTGTCCTTTTTTGTTGTGCCTTGGTCTTGCTTTGGCTTTGGGTCTACGTTCTATTTTTAGTGTTATACTTTTCACGGTCTTTCCATGCATCTGTGTGTGCGCTGTCTAGCATTCTACGGAGTCTATCTTCACCGTCTGTGCGTAAAGCGAATTTTCCACCCCAGTCTGAATCGGCTGAGATTAGTTCTTTCATTATGTCTCCGTCGGTGTAACCTTGTCTTATCATGGCACATGCTAGACCAAATAGGGTGGACGATCTGTCTCCGTGTGGTTTGTCTGCTGTTTTACGGGGTCCGTTTCGTCTGATTGCTTCTGCTAGTCCTGTTAGCCTGCGTCCTGTGTAACTGTATGATTGTCTTCTTACTGGTGTGGGTTCTGCTTGTTTAAATAAGGTGTGAACGTTTTCCCATTGTTCAACGGTCACTCTGGTTGGTAGTGCTTGTTCAACGAATACTTTTACTGGCACCATTGAGAATGAAACTTCTGGGTTGTCCATCTCTTGTCTGCCTGCTTTGTGGTCGTGCGGGTATGGTAGTCGTAGCCCGTTGCCGAATCCTTTTCCTGTTAGTTCTGTTTGTTTAGGGTTGACTTCTTTTATGGGTGCATCAACTACGTTGCATGCTGCTATTAGTCCTTCTCTGACTTTACGTGCTGGTTGTGGTTCTTCAAAGAATACCCAAAGGTGATGTCCTTTTGATCTGGATGTTTCTATCCACGATTTGCACCCTAATTGTTTCAATAGTTGGTACATATTTTTCGCATGTTTATAGGATTCTGCCATTCCATCGTCCCAATCGACGCAACCCCAGTGAACTACAAGGCTCTGAGAGCCGTCTGTGGGGTCCTCTAAGGCGATGAGAGGGTAAACGCCTATGCCTGCGTCATCTTCTGTGAGGTGAGCCTCCACAGCCCTCAAAAATACGTCCCCTGTGGCGTTGAAATGAGTACCATCTGTTGCCTCCATAGGAGCGAAGTAGCCATCTTTGTGTGATTTGGCTATCTTCCCCCCTTGGAACAGGTCAGCGAAGCCTTGTATGGTTTCGTCGTTCATCTGTACACCTCCACGAAAGCGTTACATTCGGGGCAACTCAGGTTGGTGACCATTGAGTATGATCCGTCCATGATTGCTGGTCTGAGATTGTCATCAAGATCATGGTCTGCACCCCATATGAGTTCTGTGTTGCAGTGCCAACAGTTCATTGTCTTGACTCCGGTATCAGGTTCTCATGGTATGGGTGTACATGACCTGCTATTGGGTCCATGTAATACGTTTGGTCTAACAGTTTCGCTGTGCGTTTATTTTTACACAGGTTAATGTTAACGGAGTTGGCGTGGTAGAGGGTTTCCCAGTCTGACAAGTCTGTTCTGTCTTTCTTTCTGTATACCTCTATCACGAAGATTGCTTCTTGCTCACCTCCGTATCTACCTCCGTACAATCCGGCTGCTTTTCCGGGGTCTGCGCTGCCTCGTCCTGCTTGATGAACTAGTCCTATTGGGACTCGTTCTTCTTTAGCCCAACGTTTAACTGCTTGGGCTTTTGAAGTGACTCCTGATGCGTCTGAGTCCCCTCCGGGGAGCAGTTCCAGATAGTCAATCATGCAGAATGAGGGTTCTGCCCCCCACCATGCTCTGGCTTCTTCTAACACCCGACTCATTTCTGTCAGGTTTATTGCTTCGTCTATGATCGCTACACGAGATAGTTCTTGTGTTGCTGCCCGTTCAAGGTCGGAGAGTGTGTCTTTATCTCCGGCTTTGATAGCGTCTTCTACTTCTTCCGAGGAGCGTCCTTTGAGTAAACAGAACAGTTTCATTAAAACTAGTTCTCTTGGTTCATCAAGGGAGAAGATCACAGCGTGTGAGTCATGTTCGTTGATCAGGTTCCACACTATGGAGTTTAAAAGCATTTGACTTTTACCTGTGTGGCTACGTCCAATCACCATCATGACTTCACCTCGACCTATACCTCGGGTCGCCAGATCAAATTCTGGAAACCCAAGGTACCAGCGTTCCGTGGGGTTCACGATGAACCCTACTAGACTCTCGACTACGGTGGATGAGAGTGGGAAACGCTTAGGTCTTTGAGGTGACGTGTCTTCTAACTCTTCTGAAGTAGTTTCGTCCGCTTCTTCTTGCGCTTCAGCAAGTCTGCGAGCGATCTCTTCTTCTGAGTGGAGTACCGCCATGTCCCCTACTTAGCGAAGGACTTTTGTTTGATTTGTCTACCTATTTCAAGGAGTTCCTCTGATCCTTTGCCTGTTTTAGGGCAAACAAACCACTCTGGGAATGCAGCAGAGTTCTCATTGTCTTGGTTAACTAACCATACGCCTGTACCATTAGGTCCTTTTTTCCTGTAAGCAGGACGTTTAGCATTGCTTTCAACGCCACTAACAATGTCTGGCCAGTTAACAAACCAGTTGTCTGAGTTGTCCATTATGTCTCGCCATACGGTTTCGTCAGCGGGCGCACTCTTGGCTGGAGCGGATGCTGCCTGTTTCGGGGCGGCAGCCACGGGACTACTCGTGTTGTCTGCGGGAACGCTTTTTTGGAGCCGTCTAACAGCCACCTCATCTATCTCATATCCGATACCGAGTGCTTCAAAGTTAGCAGTGGCGATACGATCACCCCATGCTTTAAGTTCGGCTATCACATCCTCAGCGGATGTTCCTGCTTCTAATGAGAGTTCCACACTAGCGGAAGCCTCTTCTGATTCGTACGGTGCTACCTGCGCCACGCTTCTGCGTGATATAGATATCCGTATTTCTTGTTCACCCATATTTTTCTACCTCCTAAAGTTGAGCCCAAGGGTCTGGACCCGCATACCTACCCCTGCAAGAATTCCATGCCGGACACCACTTTGGTGTACAGTGCCAGCCACTCATTTGGAGTGGCCACTCTGGTAGGTTAGCGGCTATTTGTGTTCCAGCGGAGTGAGCAAGCGCAACCAGTCCTGCCCAATCCGCCGGTCCAAGTTCTAAATATGTTCTGTGTACTGTGCCTTTGACAAGGTATACGAATTCAAAGTTCTGTGCCTGTCCGAAACCTTGTGGTTCCATTGCTTGGACAGCCCATGTGTATGCTGCTGCTTGAACTGACCAGCGTTTCTTTTCCCATTCTGCGTGTGGTTTACGTCCCGGATTTTTCCAATCGACTATAGGCAACGGTGATTCTTGTATGCAGTCGATGGTTCCTTTTAACCAAATCTCTGGTGTGTGTTGTGGTACGAGAGGGAGGCAGAATTCGTACTCGATTGCTATTGGTTGTATGTCGGGCATTACTTCGTCCCACCACACGTTGGAGTTCGCTTCGATAATCTTTTCCGGTTCGCCCTCTTTGTGGTTCCATCTAACGATGTCTTTGATGTGACTCTGCCAGTACTGTATCGCTGCGTCTAGTGTGTCTGCTTTGGACATGGGTACGCCTGTGTCCATCTTGTCGATGAGGCATTGTTCTATCCCGTAGTGAACTGCGGAGCCTAGCACTGTGTTCGATGAGTCGGTGCTTATCGCAACGCCTTCACGGACTTGTCTGGCTCTCTCAGGACACATGGCGAGATCACCTAGCCATGATTGTCTGAGGATAATTGCGTCTTCTGGTGGTTTGGTAGGTTGCATGGTTTCCATCTTAGTTTAGTTTCAATTTATTGTCAAGCACCATATGAACATATGCATATGTTACCGTCACTTCGTGACGGTCATTTGTTCATATTTCATATGTTCATATGGGAGGCTACAACAAATCAGGACTTATCGCCATCAATTAATATTAAGTTTGTGTTACTTTTTTCGTCTTCAGCGTGTTCTGGCTGTGGGACATTCTCAAAACCGTCTAACAGGTTAGCAAATTCATTCATATACTTATGGCATACATGCCCTACATCATGCAGGAAATCTCCTATTAGTTTGTTTTGTATAACAGATATAGAAGCAGCGAACTGTCCTATATCCATCTCCATTTGTTCATTGTCATCTGACATGTTTTCTCCTTTGTTTAAAGGGGACGAGGTACAAGGAGGGGTAGTACCCCGCCCCCAGATTGTTATTATTTGATAAAATCTTCTGCTTTTTCGGCAGAATGTATATTATGCAGTGTGTTCAACACACCTTGTTTGCTGTTTAATACAGAGTTTAAAGCAATTATTTCGTGTTTAACTATTGTAGCCCAATCGAACTCAGCAGGGTTGTAACCCCAATCAATTGATACAACAGGAACAAGATCATGTAAGTTACCATCATGGTCTGTTAGTTTTACCACTCTATATCAACCAACTTTTCAGGTTCATCATTAATGAATTGAATAGCCAAACCTGTTTTAGTTTTACAGGTACGAACAAGGAGGTTCATGTTAGTAGCATGTCTATAAACCATAGCCCTCATACTCTCAACAGGAACTTCAAAGTCATCAGGGTTTATCAGTTCGTGAACTTCCCCATCTCTCCACTTCTCCCAATCATATCTACGTCTACGATCACCTTTTGATGATACCGGAAACTTATCTAATTTATTACTCATAGGCTGCTGCCTCCTTGTATATTTGCTTTACCCCTTTGGCAAAGACTTTCTGTTTTTGACGATCCTCTTCACGGTAACGAAGATATTCTTCCCGTGTC